TTTTTGGCGAGTAGTTCAGTTGGTAGAACGCGTGACTGTTAATCACGTTGTCGCAGGTTCGAGCCCTGCCTCGCCAGCCATTTTGCGAGAGTGGTGGAATTGGTAGACACGCTGGTTTTAGGTACCAGTGCCGCAAGGCGTGAGAGTTCGAGTCTCTCCTTTCGCACCAATTTATTATGAACCAGTGAGAAAATTATGCCTAAGCAAGGACGTGGCGACCCGATGGTAAGAGCAGACGGTCGCAATAAACCAGATAGAGATTGGTGGCCCGAGAACTTCGATTGGTACCTGAAGTGGGCCGCATCAATTCTTATTCTTGCTTCTCTGGCAATGCGCTCAGCAGGACCAGAATATCGCATGTATGACTTGACAATCGGGTTCGTAGGTATTATACTATGGACTTGGGTATCTGTAATCTGGAAAGACCGAGCACTCATTATGCTGAATGCGGTTTCTGGGTTTATGATTGCAACAACTATTTTGAGAGAGTGGTAATGTCTAAAAAATCAATTGACTACAAGTTCAACGAGGATAAGTTGATTGCGGAATTCGCGAGTTACATTGACTCTACATATAATCAACACTACGCCAAAGAGAAGTTTCAGGCGACCGAATTTATTATTGATGGGGGGCACGGTACAGGATTCTGTATCGGTAATGTTTTGAAATACGCACAGCGTTACGGGAAGAAGGGGACTCGTGACGATGCGCGAAAAGACTTACTAAAGGTACTTCATTATGCGCTTATTCAATTACACGTTCACGATAGCGATTAGTCTATTCATCACCGGATGCGCATCGTCCGGTGTCACCAATGCGTACCGTTACGGTGCGGATGATTATAAGTTCCTAGAAAAGGAATACGAGAACCTACATCCAAAGGTTCATTTTGTTTTACTCAAAAACGAAGCCGAGTTCAATGCAGCCAGACGAAAGAATCTGGGATTAGAATGGGATTCAGTGAGTGCGTTTACTCTCTGGATACCCGAGACCGGCGAGTGCACCGTGTACATAAAGGACCCAGAGTGGCAATGGGAACCTGAGTTGATTGGACACGAAGTTGCACACTGCATATGGGGGAGATACCATAGGGGCAAAGAAGGCCTCAAACCTTATTAGGAGCGGTAGTTCAGTTGGTTAGAATACCGGCCTGTCACGCCGGGGGTCGCGGGTTCGAGTCCCGTCCGCTCCGCCAACCATGAGAGAAAATTATGAGATTTCTTTTAGCAGTGTTATTGACAACGGCCGTGAGTTGTAGTACAATCGAAGATGAAAGGATATGCCTTGATTGGGACTCACGCGTAGTAATTCGAGAAAAGTGTATTCCTATGTATGGTGCATTGATATGCGCCGATCAGGAGAAAGTGCAAACGTGGTGCGTTCTTTATGAAGAACTAGAACCACCTAAACAAGAGGATTGATATGCGAGGTAAGCATGTAGTTAAGCGCCGACGTGAAGGCGCACTCGAACGTCTCAAGGCGTCACAGTTCTTTGAGAAGAACGGACGCACTGAGGAAAAGTGGCAGGCTCGTAAGGACAAGGAGATTGAGAGACTCGAAATTTCTCTCGGCATCCGTCAGCCTGCAAAAGTAAAACGAGAGGAAATCACTCTCGACTAAGACTTAGTCCTGAGATGACTCTAAACTCACTCTGGTCGTTACGCCCGTCACCTGAGTATGTGGAAAACTGCTCACTTACACACACAACTAAGGAGACTTATTATGTCTACACCATATGAACTTCGGTTCCAAATCTTTGAAACAGCGAAACAAACCCTAGTCGATGAGTACTGGGCTCAGAAAGAAAAACGTGACTCTCTCATTGAGGTTGCTCCAACAATGGACCAAGTACCTGAGTATCCTGAATACCCTAGTATGCAGGATGTGATGAACCGAGCCAAGGTCATCAACGAGTTCGTTTCTAAGAGTTAACGGAGATTGGCGCAGTCTGGTAGCGCACCGCATTTGGGATGCGGGGGTCGTAGGTTCGAATCCTACATCTCCGACCAATAAGGAAATGTTATGATACACGAATGGACAATCTTCTACAAAGGTATTCAGGTAGGATTGACCTACTCATTGACAGAGTACGGAGCGAGAGAACGTTGGTACTACAACCAGAGCTCCAGTGCATCTAAATACTCTGGTCTCTCGTTTGCGGATATTACCGCAAGGAAACGATAGGGTCTGATTCCCCTATCCAAATAACTGAATCAGTGGTGCCCAGAAGACGGCAGGGGGAGTCCGCTCCCCCTTTATTTTGGAAACATGATGAATCCATTTGACTATTTCGATAAGATATTCTGCATTAACCTACCGCATGACTTTGACCGCAAAGAAGTCATGAGCAAAACCTTTAGGGACCTAGGCATATATGAAAAGGTCTTCTGGTGTTTTGCAGACAAACCTTATGAAGAGTATCGGGCTACCAATTATCGATACAAGGGTGAGTTTGGTGTTGTTCTCAGTCAACTCAAAGCGTTGGTGGCCGCATCGTTCACCGAGGTCGAGAACGGTATCGCAATCTTTGAGGATGACGTGCACTTTGATGAGAACAGTCATCGAATGTTACAAGAGGCCCTTGATAACGTTCCCGATGATTGGGACATACTATACCTTGGTGGTCGTCCACTAGAAAAACTAGAACATGTGCAGGGCAACATCTACAAGGTCAATAAATTTACCAGTGCAATGTCTTACTGCATCTCTGCGAAGGCGTTGCGACAATACGCATTGTTTTACATTGACCGGATGGGAAGGGCTCATCCGGATGCCTGTTGTGATAATATACTCAACGACTTCATTATACACAACGGGAAAAACGGATACGTGATGTATCCAAATCTCACATTGACCATTCCTGGCCACTCAACGTTGCGGGACGGTTATAGAGATTACAGAGACGTGATACAGAAGTCGTGGGATGAAAATTTATGAGTGACCCATTGTTTGACCTTGAACAAGAGTTCATGGAATGTTGGGGAGTGGTGGATGATATCAAGATGTTGACGAAGTATCTATGTGACCATCCTAAGTTTGCCGGTTTGAGTGCAGAGGCGAATGACGAAATGGCTAACCTACTAATCGGGTTAGAGTCTCTCTACAAGGTTAAGTTTGAGAACGCATGGTCTTCTTTTGAAAAGGTTACTGAAACCTATCGGAAGGCAGAATCGCAACAACTTGAACTTGAACCGTTGGATGAAATACACTTGGACGATGCCCCTGTATCCGTGCAGGCATCATACACACAACCTACTCGTAACGTGTACTATAACACGCAAGATAGATGGGACATGGTGGATACTAACGCCCCACGTCTGAATGATGTAACACCACAAGAGTGGGACCGTGTTGCAAAAAAATCTTATAAGGCATAAAAAAGTTCTTGACACGAGTGGTGGACTCGTGTATAGTATGCAGTAACACATGGAGAGTTGGCTGAGTGGTCGAAAGCGGCGGTCTTGAAAACCGTTGAACCGGAAGGTTCCGTAGGTTCGAATCCTACACTCTCCGCCAATACACACAGTTGAGAGTATATTATGAACAAGTTGACGATGACACTAGCATCTACTCTAGTTATTTCCGCATGTAGCGGGGGAGGGGCGGAATCACCTGTACCCGTGGAACCCGTTACGTCTACACCTGTAACCACACCAGCGCCTGACCCCAAGACGGTCGCAAAGGACGAATTGTTTGAGTTGATGGGTACGCCCGAAGACTTCATCCTACCCGATAGTGATGACTTCGATAACATCCCCCAAGACCCAAGTAATCCTATTACCGCAGAGAAGGTCGCACTGGGTAAGTTAATCTATCACGAGACTGGTATCACCGAAGGTGAACTCTCTTCCAGTGAAGGTACGTTCTCGTGTGCATCTTGTCACAATGCACAGAATGGATTCAAGTCTGGTATCCGTCAGGGTATCGGTGAGGGTGGTATTGGATTTGACCATCGCATGGTCATGGAAGGTGTAGACCTTGCAGACGTTGATGTACAACCAGTAACATCCCCTACAGTACTGAATACCGCATTCCAAGAAGTGATGCTTTGGAATGGTCAGTTCGGTAATGAAGTGGGTGGTATTGTGAACATTGGTATCGACCCCGACCGTCACTTCACAGAAGGTACACCGAAGGAAGCAAACCTACGTAACCTGTCCGGACTAGAGACGCAGGCAGTCGCAGGTCTTGGTGTGCACCGTATGGGAACGAATAGTCCAGACTCACTACTACGCACCAACGAGACGTATCGACAGATGTTTGAGGACGCGTATGGTGTCGCAGAACCAGACGACATGTTGGAAGCAGCCGCACTCGCAATTGCCGCGTACGAACGCACTGTTCTTGCAAACGAGGCACCATTCCAAGATTTCTTGCGAGGTAACGACGACGCGATGACAATCGAAGAGATTGAAGGTGCAAAGGTGTTCTTTGGTAAGGGTAACTGTAACTCGTGCCACACTGGGCCCGCACTATCTTCACCTACAGGTGCTCTTGCGGATGATGTGTTTATGACGGTTGGATTCCATGACCTTGATATCTGGGAAGATACAATTGGTGAGGTCAACGATGCGACACGTGAAGGTCGTGGTGGATTCACGGGCGATGACATGGATAAGTACAAGTTCAAAGTACCGCCACTTTACAATCTTATAGATACAGAAGTGTTTGGTCATGGTGCATCGTTTAGTTCACTAGAAGATGTAGTTCGTTACAAAGTTGATGCGGTACCTCAGCATCCAGACGTAGACTTACATCAAGTAGATTACCGATTTACCCCTCTTGACTTGACCGAAGACGAAATCGCAAGCCTAGTATTGTTTCTTGAGAACAGTTTGCGTGACCCTAACTTGATGCGATATGTCCCTGAGTCTCTACCCAGTGGCAACTGTCCCATCAATAATGATGAGGTGTCACGTCAAGAACTTGGATGTGATTAATTGATTAGCGGATTTAGCTCAGTTGGTAGAGCGAAACCTTGCCAAGGTTTAGGTCGCTGGTTCGAACCCAGTAATCCGCTCCAATTTAAAATAGTATAAATAGGTTTAATGGGGCGGTAGCTCAGTAGGGAGAGCGTCTGGTTTGCATCCAGAAGGTCGTGGGTTCGATTCCCTCTCGCTCCACCATTTTAACGATTTCCTCATGGGATGCGGGGCCGGTACTACTAAGACGACGCAAACGCGATAATTTGTAAACCGTAGAATCTCTCAACTACGCGCATGTCCACCTTATGCCGCGGACGGTGAGTGACAGAAAGTCACGACAAGTTATAGAGTCTAGTAAACATAACAGTACCCTTCGGGCCCCGCATCCATGAGGAATCTTTTGTTTTGCTATTGACAAGTGAGAAATATTATGGTAGAATTCCTATTATACTTTTTTGCCGCAGTGGGTATACTCACTTCGGTTTCTTGGGTTTTCCTTTGGGTGATTGTTCGACATGAACTGAAGGCACTTGAGAATATTAACCCTGTAATTGATTTAGACGATTTGTAATGATATTTGAACATGTCCCCGTCGAGTTGACGGAAATGAAAACGGAGAACCATAACGGTCGCCGTGAGTACAAAACACCGGAAGGTATCAACCTTCCTTCTATTACTACTGTACTTTCTATCCTATCGCGAGAGTCTATCGCCAAGTGGCGGGCCCGCGTAGGACACGAAGAAGCGAACCGTATTTCTCACCGTGCATCAACACGGGGAACCGCAGTACACGCCATCGTTGAGAAGTACATCAACAATGAAGAGAACTTCAAAGATGGATACACTCCAGACATTATTAGTAGCTTTATTGATCTTAAGCCCATTTTGGATAGCCGTATCGGTCGAGTATATGCACAGGAGGCCCCTCTCTACTCAAACCACTTGGGAGTGGCTGGTCGCGTCGATTGCGTTGCTGAGTTCGATGGTCGTCCTTCTATCATTGATTTCAAGACTTCCATGAAACCTAAACGGCTCGATTGGATTAAGAATTATTTCATGCAAGAGTCCGCCTACGCAATCATGTGGGAAGAACGTACGGGTCAACCAATCACTCAACTGGTTACAATCATTTCGGTTGACAACCACGAACCACAAATCTTCATTGAACATCGTGACAATTGGGTACGTCCACTACGTGAGACAATTGCGCAGTACAACGAAGAAAACTCTCATAACGCCCTTGACATATAAATAGTATCTGTTATACTCAATGATGAGTAAGAGGATACTAAGTGGCGCAGCCAAAAGACAGAGACACTCTGAAGGTCGAACTTCAATTTGCCAACTTCGAGGTGGTAGATGGGAAGACCAGCAGGACGGTCATAATACAACTACCAAAGGGTGCAGACCGTGTGGATGCGCTACTCAAGGCAGCGGATGTATTAAGTGACTATAGTGCAAAGTACAACGACAAAGGCGGTCAATCCTCTATCGGCAGAGTCGAGTGTTCTGGTTCCTACTACATCGAATGCAAACATAAAGGTGGTGGCGGTTCCGGTGCGGGGTCTGATTTGACTGCTCTTGTTGAATCTGCGCAATGTGTTTACCTTGCAGTTAAGTACAATCAAAAAGGAGTGTACACTGCAGCGAATATGGATGCGGCAAAAAGTAAGTACGATGTCACGGAGAGACTAGACAACATCAAAACGAAATTACCAGAGAAATGGATTGTCTCAAGTAAAAAAGGTGCGGATAAACTGGCTGAGAAATTCTCTAACAGTATGAAGAACTACGTATGCCATCGTGGTAGTAGTTGGGTCACCGGATTAGAGAGTCACTGGAAGACCTTGAATGTCGCTGCAGGGAAACCATTCGGTGATATCAACAAGTGGTCCCCTGCGGATATCTGGTTAGTGTCTACTGCGGGTGCACGTGTTGACCTAACACAAACAAATTCACTCATAGAACTCAATCAACTCCTAGTAGAACAGTACGATGCCAAAGATATTATTGGTGTGTCTCTGAAACAGATACAGACACCAACCGCACGTTTCGGTGAGTTGAATATGACCAGTGCACGTAAGGAATATAAGTTCGAGTCAAGCACTCTAGGTCTACGTGGTTTCTGGTTGTCTCAGGATGGTTACATTTACTTTGCAGGACAGAAGATTCAGTTCCGTAAGTTCGGTTCAACATGGCAGGGAGAACTAAAGGGTCAGTTCGCAAACATGGGTAAGGTATCCGGCGGCCCAGTCGCAAACATTGTAAAGGACGTGTTTGATGTTGATATGATACCTCAACGATTGTTGAAGGGAAGAACTTCCGAGAACGAAGAACAGTTTTATGAGTGGTATAAAAAAGTACCATATACAGACGATATGACAAAAGTCGATTTTTTAACAGAATTAAAAGGTAAGGACCAGAACTGGTACCTATCTAAAATTATGACTGTCCAGTTGTTCGCCATTGTTGAGAATGGTACTGAGGCGCAAAAGAATGCGTTTACCTCTGGGCTCGTTAACTATGCAGGGTCGGAGTCAAGACTCTCCGGTCCATACTGTAAGGTATACTAATGGAAAAGTTTGGTGAATTCATAACAGAACAGAAGAACACTCACATGACCCACATCGAGGACAAGGTTCTTTACGGTGGAGTCAATGGGACACGCGAGGCGATTAACGCACTGCGTGGTCTGCGTGACATGTTGGCCGGTACTGCAAAGGGTAATGTCTCTGTGAAATGGGATGGTGCGCCTGCAGTGTTTGCGGGAACTGACCCACGTGACGGTAAATTCTTTGTTGCGAAGAAAGGTATCTTCAACAAGAACCCGAAGGTCTACAAGACCGACGCGGACATCGACGCGGACACCAAGGGTGACCTCAATGCAAAACTGAAAGACGCACTGAAGTATCTCCCTGAGTTAGGTATCAAGGGTGTTGTTCAAGGTGACTTCCTGTTCAGTCGTAAAGATTTGTACGGTAAGAAAATAGATGGACAACGATATGTCATGTTTCACCCGAACACGATCGCATATGCAGTACCTTGGAAAGAGGCTGCGGATTTACGTGCAGCCAAGATTGGTATCGTCTGGCACACAACCTACACGGGTGATTCTTTTGAAAACATGAGAGCGTCGTACGGCGTGGATGTTGCGGCCTTCCGCAAGTCACGCAACGTATGGTCACAGGACGCAATGTTGAAAGACCTAACCAATGCAACCATGACTCAACGAGAGACTGATGCGGTAACTGCACTTCTATCGACTGCGGGTAAAATTTTTAATCAGATATCCGGTACGACATTGCGCACACTCGAAGCGAACCCTAAGTTCGCGGGTGCAATCGAAACATACAACAATTCATTCGTACGTGCGGGTGCGTTACTACCAGACCCAAAACGACACGTTAATGGATTGATAAGTAACAGACAAGCCTACTATAAGAAAGAGATTGCAAGTAAGAAATCTCAACGTGGTAAGGACACGTGGACCGCAAAGATGAAGGATGAAATGGCCTTTTTCTCACCTGAGAACCGAGCCAGTTTAGAAAAAATCTTCGAACTACAGAAGACCATCGTACTTGCGAAATTAAAGCTTATAAATAGTCTTGACAAATTAAAAACAATCGAGACATTCGTTAAAACCTCTAATGGTTACAAAGTGACAGGTGAGGAAGGTTATGTTGCGATTGACACGCTTGGTGGTGATGCGGTGAAACTGGTTGACCGTATGGAATTTTCATACAACAACTTTTCATCTGATATATTAAAGGGGTGGGATTCCGCCCGTAGATAATATGGAATAAACCAATAGAGGACTAATTAGATGACAAAAGTTCTGTCATTTAAACACTTTACTGATGCAGATTATACTACCGATAATGGTAAGGACGGTAAAGATCCGCAAGTATCGTACAATGCGCAGAAGCGCAGAAACGGAAAATACGACGAGGCGTTAGATATCCAACAGCGTCGTAAGTTGGCGATTCGCATGAAGAGGCATAAGGCTCGAATTGCAATCGGCCGTAAACGTGCAGCGCGTAAAGTCGCAAACCTAGACAAGTTAAAGGTCCGTGCGCGTAAACAAGCGAGGAAGGCACTATTCTCAAAACTGGTTAAGGGCGTCCCTAAATCAGATTTGACTATGTCTCGCAGAAAAGAAATCGAGAAGCGCTTAGAAAAACCGGCGATGCAAGCAAAGATTGCACGTGCGGCCCGCAAGAATCTACCTAAAGTTAGACGTGACGAAATCCAGAAGAAGCGTGGTGGCGGTCAGTCTAAATGATTAAGAATTTTTCTCAGTACCTAATCGAAGAGGAGCGTGAGGTATTCTTCACGTTCGGTCGTATGAATCCACCCACCATTGGACATGGTAAGGTAATGGATGCATTGGCGACCAAGTCTGGTAAAGCAGACTACAAAGTATTCGTATCTCAGTCAACGGACGCAAAGAAGAATCCGTTGTCGTATCAAGATAAGATTAAACACGTCCGCAAGATGTTTCCAAAACATGCGCGTAATGTTATGGTTGATAAGTCGGTAAAGACCGCAATCAACGCACTTGTCTCTCTGTATGACCAAGGTTACCGCTCGGTGACTATGGTCGTCGGAGAAGACAGGATTAGAGAATTCGACGTTCTGTTTAAAAAGTACAATGGAGTGAAGGCCCGACATGGGTTTTACAACTTTAAGAGTATTAATATAGTATCTGCCGGTAAGAGAGATCCAGATGCTGAGGGTGTGGAAGGTATGTCCGCATCCAAGCAGAGAGAAAACGCCTCGAAGAATGATTTTGTCACATTCTCGCAAGGCGTCCCAAAGTCAATGTCCAACAAGGATGCACGTAAACTATTCAATGACGTGCGTAAGGGTATGGGCCTGACCGAAGAAAAAGAATTCCGCAATCACCTAACTCTTGAATCAGTATCGAATACCCGCGAAATGTTTGTCGCGGGTGAACTGTTCGAGATGGGCGACACGGTGGTAGTAAAAGAGTCTGACGAACTTGCCACCGTTACCGTCTTAGGTGCAAACTATGTGATTGTAGAGACACATGAAGGTAAGAGAATGCGTAAGTGGTTAGACGCAGTTGAGCCCTTGAGTGAAGATGTTTCTCAAACACAAATCAAAGACCTAGAGAAATTTGGTGACCGTCTGTTGAAAAAGTTCGACATCGACATCGAGTTTACTCGCCATTTTGCAGACCGCATGAATGACAAACGTAACCAACCACAGATTAAGGTTGCGGAGATTCAGCGTCTGTTCAAGAAAATCGCAAAAGAGAAAGGTCGCAACATCAAGAAACACGGTGACGCAGAAGCCGTACTGAAAGATGTGCAGAGTGACCTAAACCTACCTGTTGCAATCAATTACAAGAACGGTGAGTTCGAAGTGGTCAATAAGACCATCATGCGTAAGAAAGGTTTCAAAACATCGAACCCTGTTGTTGCGTACGAAGGTGCCCGTCAAGACCCAGATATAAAGGACAAGGAAGGCACACAACCTGCACGTTACCATGCGGGATTGAAGAAGTCCACCAAGGACAAGCGCGATGCGCACTTCAAGAAACACGGTAAGAAGGCAGACAATGATGCGTCCGCATATCAACCAGCCCCAGGCGATAAGGGAGCGAAGACTAAACCATCCAAGTACACTAAGTCGTTTAAGGACATGTACGACGAAGACTGTTGGGATGGTTACAAGCAGGTTGGTATGAAGAAAAAGGGTGATAAGATGGTCCCTAACTGCGTCAAAGAAGAACACGGTGCAGGTGAGTGGGGAACCGACAAACTCAAGAAGAAGTACGTCAAAGATACTCCACACATGGAGATTGATGAACGTTCATGGGCACATGACCTTGCACGTCTAGCGTCTAAGACTATCAAACGCAGTGAGTATGAAAAAATCGCAAAGGTTGCGAAAGACATGAAGGCAAAGTCATCACATAAACACAGTGATGGTTACTACGCAGCAGAAGTCATTCGTAAGTATAACCTGAAGGGAATTAACGCACGTGCACTTGCAGACCTTATGAGCGAAGACATTGATGCAGTGTCTAATGTACGTTCCGCTATCGCACGTGAGAAAGAGTTTGATAAGAGAAAACATCAAATGATGTTAAAACGTGCACGTATATCACGCGCCAAGGCTCGTAATAGAGAGATGGATAAATGATTTCGTTTAAAGTATACCTTGAAGAAAAGAGATACTCTATGTATGATGACATGGGTAACTTGGAAGAAGGTCCAGACGGTATCGCATCGAAGGCGAAGAAGTCGGGTATCTCACCAGACACACTTCGCAAGGTTTATAATAGAGGTGTTGCGGCATGGAAGACTGGTCATCGGCCAGGCACCACACCGCAACAATGGGGAATGGCAAGGGTTAACGCTTTCATCGTTAAGAAGAAGAAAGGCAACCTGAACCATGACAAAGACTTAGCATAAAACTTAAACAGAGGTTTTAAACAAAAATGGCAAATCAAATTTTAGCGGGTGCTGTTGTTAATGCTGGCATGGTCATTGCTGGTGTTGACGCAGATAACCCACCAGTAACTGGCCCAGCGCCAGAAACGCAATACCACTTATTAGGGGCAGATGGGCCTGTTCATATCGAAGGCGATTTCTCAATCGTACAAGACGGATTCACTAGTTGGACATTCGAAGTTGAATTTACAGCACCTAATGACAACCAATATAGAAATATCTTCACTTTGGGTGGAACGCCAGACAAGAAGTATGGTGGTCTTTCGATGTATACCACGAATGGTGGTGATGCTGTAAGTATGGTTACAAGTTCAAGTGGCACTACGACTGATGGATATAATAATTTCTTATTTGGAGCTAACAGTAACGGATGGACAGGGTCGCCTCATCGTTTAACAATTGTCCGCGATGGGAATCTAGGAAGAACTGCGGTCTTTAAAGACGGAGAGTTCGTGTCTACAGCACAAGCAGGGGCGCATCCAACTCACTCAACAAGTGTTAAATGGCCAGCCACTCATTTCGAGGGTGCAGATTTAACATTCTTTGCCTATGCAGATGATTCAGTGATCATGGGAGACGGAACAGGTGTAGAGATTCATGGGTGGAATTACTCAAAGACAAATACATACGAAGATCAGGGTGTGACCGGATTAGGTGGAACAATCACTAACCTTCTACCATTAACTCAAACAGCACCTGAAACACCAAATCCTTATGTAGACCCATATGCTGGTGACTTTATTATGGCATCTCCTTCAGGACGAGCAATCACTCACAATGGTGGTTGGGATGCTATTGATATGTTGCAATGGATCTCTTATGGTACTTGGGGTGAAAGTGGAACTAGGTCTATTAACACGCCTGGTGGAGCATCCGCAATTCATCATATGCGATATGACCCTGTTAGTAAGAAAGTGTTCGCATTATTCACAGGTGGTGAAGCTACATTAGCAGACAATGGATTTGGTGGATATTCTACTAGTAACAATGACCACTTCTTTAGTGGATACTTTTACAATAATGTAACTTGGGCAAATCCAACAATGGGTGTTGTAGGATCAAGAAATCAATATGAACCAGAAGATATTCCTGGCCTAGGTATCAGTTGGAACGGAACGTCGTGGTCAATGGAGACAAACACCGTCGAGTTCTCACAAGCTGACAACGATCAACAATATGACGTAATTAACGAATTTACGACATTAACTCGTGCCGCAAACAAGGGCATTTACAACTCTGTATTAGAAAGTGAATATGACAATGAAGATTATGTTAGTCCTGCCGGAACGCTTTGGGCAGTTGCTCCATCTGGCACATATGATCCAAATACACTAACATTTACGAGATTTGAAGATGTGTACGAAGGGTCGATAGGCAGTAATATATTAGAATCAAATTTCAGCCCTGTTGTGATGTTGTGTATGCGCTCACGTGAATTTTATGAATTCACATTCACCGCATGGACACAAGGCGGTGGCGGCGGAATGGCATACACCCGTACAAAACTAGATAGCACTTGGGATAGATATGGATATCCTATCCTAGCCACTAGTGGCAACGCCCCTTATACTGACCCAACTGCTTCATATTGGAGAGAGAACTATGCTCCTGCTGGATATACATGGATTCCATACGTTGGTTTCACGTCGACAGAACCACTAACCAGCACTCGTTCTATGTTTGAAGGAATGGACATCGAATACTTAAATATCACTCACTTAGACATGTCGCAAGTAAATCGAACTTCTAGCATGTTTGAAGAGTGTAGCGGTATGGATGTTACGCCATCGGATCTTAGTGGTTGGGATGTCTCAAATGTTGAGATAGCATATGAAATGTTTAAGTACACCTCATTTAACCAAGACATCAGCGGATGGGATACTTCTAATATGACAGATATGGAAGGTTTTTTCTATAGCGCTACTGAGTTCAATCAACCTATCGGAAATTGGAACACTTCGAGTGTAACGAATTTTCATAGCATGTTCTATGATGCGCAATCATTTAACCAAGACATCGGTGGATGGGACACTTCTAGTGCAACGAATATGGCATACATGTTCGAAGATGCGCCTTCTTTCAACAATGGCGGAAGTCCTTCAATAAACAATTGGGATACTAGCAACGTCACAGATATGGACAGACTGTTCTATAGAACTCCGTTCAATCAACCTATCGGAAATTGGAACACTTCGAATGTCATAGACATGAGTGAGATGTTTGAGGAGAACGAAGTCTTCGATCAAAATATCGGTGACTGGGATGTCTCAAGCGTTGAAGAGTTTGACGAAATGTTCCAAGACGCAACCGCATTTAATAATGGCGGAAGCGCTTCGATCGGAACTTGGGACGTTTCTTCTTGTACAGACTTTGGAGAAATGTTTGAGAACGCAGAGTCCTTCAACCAAGATCTATCTTCTTGGGTTGTTGCGCAGTCTGAAGAGCACGGTCAGTTTGATAAGGGATGTACTTCTTGGACATTGCCTAGACCAAACTTCCCAGGCGGCATTAGTAGTTCGGACGACTAATGAAAAAGTTTACTGAAATAAGAGAAGCAAGGCGGTCTGCACAAGACCGTCTTTCCGCACGTGCGTCGAAACATGGTCTTGGTTCGCAGAAGAGACTAGACAAGATTAAGAAGTCGTCTGATTTTTTCAGTAAACCACCACCATCTTACAGCAAGGATGACTTGAAGAAGATGGGATATGCAGTAGAAGGTAAGAACGATTACCCTATCTACCACAAGACATATTCAGATGCAATGCAGGCGTCATATGCATTTGCAAAGAAAAAGGGCTTTGAGGTAGACAAGAGCGACATCGACGATAAAGTCGCAACCGGACCAAAGAAACCATCTAATGGTAAAACTAATAGTTTCACCTTGAAGTTGGTTGGTCAAAAGAATAAGAGATTGGCGGTACAGGTAACTAACTTAGATAACCGTCGATACGAATTAAACTGTTACATAACATAAGGTACAGGAATGGCAAACATAATTTCATCTACCGCCGTTGTTAGTTCTGGGGCAGTAATTTCTGGAGTTGATGCGGATAACCCACCAGTCCCAAGTGTAGAAACTCCATCTTGGGTCAACTCATACAGTCTTATTTCTTTGGGTTTAGGTTTGTCAGACGAACCATATGAACACGTCCAAGGAGATTCTGTCCTTACCGTGCACGGTAATGGTGTCACTGCTGATACGGCAGTTGATGCGATAGATGGTGAGACCGGACGACCAATCATTCAGTTTGATGGTAGCTCAGACTACATCAAGATAGAACACCCTACTGCACTCAAGTATGGCACTGGCGACTTTATGATTGAAGGTTGGTTCCTTACACGCGGCAGTGGTTCTCCTCAGAACGTATTTGCGCAGAGAGACCAAGGCGGCCCTATTCTAAGGATTGAGTCTAACGGAAAACTAAAGTACTTCCGTGGTGGTGGTAACAATATGCAGGTGTCTATACTGACACTAGATGTGGATACTTGGTATAACTTCACTATGGTCCGCGCGGCAGGGACAATGACGATATACTTAAATGGTATAGAGTACATGAGTTTCCCAGAGACCGCTAACTTCAGTTCACTGACCGAAATTCAAATCGGTGGATGGGTGAATGGCCCAGAGTGGTTCAACGGCGCATTGTATGGATTCCATATCACCACAGAAGTCGAAGTCCCAGAAACCCCATCTGTACCAGAGACGTTCGGTCTACATTCGGGTGAAGTATACTACACTGGGTCTCACTATGTACCTGTCAATGACCACACCGCAGGTAGTGACGACTTTACGTTCGAGACTTGGTACAAATTCTCATCGGTCAACGACTCTTGGGCCCGTATCGTTGAAGCAGGTGCTTATGACGAACCAAACACTTGGAGAATTAATCAGAACAACACCTCTACCGAACTTGTATTCCAAATCGGTGGACCATCTCCAAGACAAGAAATTTTCAGTGGGGTTAACGTAGTATTAAACGATTGGAACCACGTTGCGGTTGTTAGGTCTAGTGATGTTATCACCATGTACATTAATGGTGTTGCAAGAGGCACTCTAAACTATACAGGATCTTTCGACACTCCAATCAAGTACTTGGGTGTAGGTAATGTGAATGCAAATAATGGTGGAATTGAAAACTTCTTACACGGATATTTGAGTGACCCGCAATACTCCAACTACGCAAAGTATACCGCAGATTTCAGTCCATCCGGTGACCCAGACATTCCATACCTACTTAACGGTGCAGTCGCTGACGGTGGTACCGGAACTGCAACGGGTAGTATCTCGTTCGGAGACTGGAACTGGAGTAATGGTAAACAAGATGAGAACGCGGGAACTACAAATCCAACAGCATCGATTGTTGCAGAAGGTCTGCGAGTCGTCGCTCCGCAATGGTCAACTGGTAGCTGGTGGATTGAACCAGATATGACAGGCGCAACCTCAGTTAGAATCACAGGTAACTACGTTCACAATAGTAATTATGGTACAATCCGTGTGTACCAAACTAATGGATATGCTTACGAATCTACATCATCATCTCAGTGGAGTGATATTGTTTTAAACACTAGAGGGACGGACACTTTCGATGTGACAATACCGTTGGTCAGTGGTAATTCAAGAATCACCATTAGAGTGTTCAATAACGACGGACAGTCAACAATCGAATCGGTGCAATTACTATAAGGACAACATATGAGCAAATCGAAGAAACCACGTAATAAGAAAATGTCTGCTGCGAAGAAACAAAGACTGCAACAGGCGTCCGACAACAACTACGGGGGACTGAATTTTAACCCACTAAATAGCAAGGGTAGTAATATAAAAACAGTCAATCCAGTTGCGGGAACGAAGGTATTTCGAGGAGCATCAAGAGGGAGTTAAAATGAAAACATTTCAGGAATTGAGAGAAGCAGTCGGTGACGTTGCGATTGCGCACCAAACGCCTTACGGTACTGTTACAGCTACTAAGAGAAACACCAAGGGTATGCGTGGTAAGCAAGACGGATACTCTTTATCTCTAAAGACTAAGAGTGGTAAGGTTGTAGA